CCAGGCGGACTTCGTACAGGTCCCCAATCTAGGGGGCCATCCTGAAACGACATATCGTGTATTCAAAAACAGAGTATGTAATCAGGGCTTTGTATTTCCTGTAATTCCTTTGCCCAGCTGTTCCTGGCTTCGGCACTTTTGAATCGGTCTGCCACGTAGGAAACGGTGCGTGTTATAGACTTGAAAATCATACCTCCGACACCGATATAATAATAATCGCCTTCCGTTCCGTGCGATTGATAGCCGGTATCTTTGATGTATTTTTGGACTGCTGCGGTTCTGGTCTCAGGTGTATTAAGGGTTTCGCCGTAGGTCTCCGATTTTAAGCGCCATTCGAGGTGTCGGGCTGCCGCCGCGAAATCCGGCACGTTCTGCTCCTTCTTAATATCATATTTCCCGTGGGTCTGTATCGTGCGGAGTTTGAGGTCGACCGGCACGTTACGACCTGAAGGAAGTGAATATGTCGCTGTATCAATAAGACAACGTATATTTCCCACCTTTACCGGGCTAAGCACGTCAAGGCGGAACAAATCAAGCTTATTGAACACCGCCGGAATTTCGACGGAGCGGTTTCCATGCCGGAGTATTTCATCATAATCAGCCCAGAATTTATTAAATAATCCGTCCTTGAACTGAAACAGTAATGAAATTGTCGGTGTGGTCCCGTCATCAAGAATTATCTTTTGTCCGCTGTCATCTTCCGGGGTCAGGCGTCCGAAACTTTTCTTAATCTTGGTATATGCGAACATGAAGGCTAACGGCGTTGTGTCGCCGTCCTCGTCCGTCTCATCGCTTCCTTTTATGTAACTATGGTAATGTCGCGCCCCGAAAAGGTAGGTCGGACACATATCGTTGTACGAATGTCCTGTGCCGGTTCCCACGTTTGACACACGTATTACCGGCACCCATTCGTCATCGCTTGACAGTTCCAGCGGGTTAAGCCCCTCCGGCTGCGGGTCCCAGTTAAAGAAACTCGACGACTGAAGGCGGATTTTGCCGTTCTCGGAATCAAGCCGGTACCACATACCCGTTACGAACTCGCGGGCTAAAAAGCTGGAGCCGGTAGTTACCGAGGTGTTGCCGGATTGTGCCGCCGGAACTGCGGCACGAGGGGTTGAACGCAAAGCATAATAATCCCTGTCATCGCCGTAGTCGTCGCGTCCGTCGTCTCGGTCGTCGTCAGGCTCCGGGTAATCATCGCCCCACGGGTCAGGCGGGTCTGGATAATCCGGGTCGTCCGGGTCGCGGTAATCATCGCCCCAATCGTCGCGAACATCACCGTCCCATTTCGGTTCTTCCGGCGTTCCTGTGTTCTGCCACTGGCTGACATGGTTTCCGAGGCGCACTTGTGAGACATCAAGACCTTTCGCGAAATCCTCGAACCGTTCATGGCTCGGTGCAGCTCCCTCAATAGACGATTGAGCCGATAACTTGATATATTGCCGTTCCTCGTAGGTGATTTTAGGGGTTCCGGCAATATGGTAATCAATAACGTAACCCCCTGTCTGGTGAATAATATCCTTTATCAGTACAAGCCGGGCCGTGGCCGTATTGTAGTCAATGTTATACACCAGCCCGAAACGTACCCACAGGGCGTTCAAAAACTCCTCCACTGTACTGTCCGGCATAAGGTCGGCATAGCGTATTGAGGCCCTGCAACACGAATCAGCGGCATTGTTTAGAACGACAAGACGCGAAAGTTCGAGCGATTGTGCAAAAGGATTGGTTACAAGTGTCAGCCCCATATCTGCAAATATCAATTCCAGAATACGCCAGACACGAAGGAAAGGCGAAACCATATAACCTTCGGGAACGCTTACCTCCGTTATTTCACCATTTATCAGCCGTTTTACTTTGGTCGGTTGTTCAAGGCCACGGGAACCTACCAAATTCAAAACTTCCCAATATATTTTTTTGTCTTTGTCGCTGCCGGTGCTTTCATTGTTGACAGCGAGTGGAAACACGGCAAAATCATCTTTCTGCGGGTCTGGCTTTTGGTAAATACGGTATAATTCATCAAGAAGCAGGTCAATCGGGTAGCCTTGTTGTGAAAGGTCCGGCGTATATGTCGGGAGATTGGAAAGTTCGGAAAGTTTCTTTTTCTGCCATTTGGCGTAGGCTGTGGAGTTATCAAACCCCACATTAAAGGTTATCCCCTCCTTTTTCCCCGCCTCGGTGATGTTCATTGCACCACGCCGGATATATGCGCCGTCTTGAATCTGCGCGATACGTTCGGGATTGTTGGGGTCAATACCCGCGTCAATCCTCGCCGGAAACGATAGAATCCTATTGTTCCGGCGGGTAGTCGGAACGGTTGCCGGTATTGACTGGCTTCCCCGCTCGTTGTAAATAGGGTTGGAATCCTCTATTTCAATAGAGAAATCGGAAGGGAGGTCGAGAGCTTCGCCGTTGATTGTTATTTCCATAAATATAAGCGGTTATCTTTTTCGTGTGAAAGGAGCGCGGGCGCGGTTCATTGTGTCCTCTGCGCGTTCCAAATCGCGTAATACCACGTATGCCTTCAGATTCTTCAGTGCTTTACGAAGTTCCTTTATGGTGGCCGTCAGTTCCGAATAATCGGGAGCCGGAGCGGCTGAAGTATATCCACCTTCAGCATAACCGGCGGAAGGAGTTCCGACGGGAATACCTTGGCTGAGGAGTTTGTTCCGGCGTATCGCCTCGATAGTACCCACTGCGTCAACCACACGTGGGTTATCCATTATCGGCTTCGGTACGACATATTCGCCGCGATGAACGACACCCGCCACCTCGTAGCGGTCTCCGTCGCCCGTATATCCGCCGTCTGAATACCCGGTCAGCACACGTTGGGCGGTTGCCGGTTTGGCGGCCGAGCCTCCGGCGGTATTGCCCGGCTGCATATTCTTGATTTTGTCGCGCTCCGCCTTTGCCTGAATCACTTGCGCTATGCCGGTAGCGGTCAGAAGGGCGGCGGCAATAGCTCCGCCAATAGGGCCGAGGTCGGCGAACGCCTTCATAATCGAAACCGCCGTGTCGGCAACGATTTGCGAGATTTTTATGGCAAAATTGACATCGGCATATTTCTTTTGAATTTCAAGTTTCTTGTTTTCCTTTTCTTCTTCGAGGGCTGCGGTATCCTCCCCGTTGTTCTTTGCTTGTTGTATCAGGACATCAAATTTCGCGTCGCTCTTGGCAATTTCCGCGTCCTGAATGGCTGTGAACATGGAGCCGGAAAGGTTTGCATAATAATCGAAATACTTTTTGGCATTATTGACCCCGATTTGCAATTTCTTACGCTGGTAATCCTTTTCCTTGATAAGCCCCTGACGGTGGTAACTTTCAAGCTGTGCAAGTTCGTGGTCGTATTGCTGCGCCCATGATGTACCTGTTAATTCCTGTAACTGGTAAAGTTGTTCGAGATATTGGAAATTAAGCGCGGCGATTCGTTGTTGTTTGTTGGTTTCGAGTGCCACGGCTTCCTCCGTTCCTTCTCCCACGGCCTGAATCATGGTGTTATATGTCGCCTCAATATTACGTTTCTGAAGGTCGTAGGTGTCGGTGATACCGGCGTAACTGGTGGTATCGGTCATCATATCGCGCAGAAGTTCGGCCCACTTCCCCGTGTCGGTGAGCGTCTGCGACTGCATACGCCTAATATCCACCTCCAATTTTCCAAGTATCAGGCGTTTATCTTCCGCGCCGAGATAATCCGCGTTCTGGACCTTTGTATAATAGTCCTGAAGTTCCTTTAACTGTGAATTGTGAAGCTGCTGTTTCTGCTGGAGCAAATAAATATTTGCTTGCCCCTCCGTAACTTCTTCAGACATTACGGCATGGCGCAACCTCTGTTCCTGAGTGTCGTAGAAGGCTTGTTGTGCCGCAAGTCGCTGCTCGTGTCCGTCGGCTTCCCTCTGGGCTATTGCCTTGTTAATTTCCTGTTGCGCCGCCACAATCTGCTGGCCGATTTGATTCTCACGCGCCTGAATCTTGTCGAGGGTCTGTGTGTGGGTCGCGTCAGTTTTGGCTTTAAGGGCTTCAAGAGCTTTAATCAGGTCGCCGGAATATCTTATTACTTCTTCATTTTTCTTTATGATGATTTCGTATTCCGGGAGGTCTCCCTTCAGCTTGTTTATAGCCAAAAGATTCCGCTGGTGCAAGTCATCAGCGGCGGCGGTGGCTTCATCGAGAGAATCCTCCCCGTATGTTCCGGGGGTATGGTGTTTCTTGTTCTTTTTAGAGCCTTTGCCCTTCAGGGTGCGCAGTCGTTCTTGGATTTTCTCTTTGCGGGCCTCGATAGCCTCAAATTCTTCATCGGTTTGGGGGTCGAGTTTGCGGAGTTCCTTCAGTTCCTTACGGAGTTCCTTAACCTCGTCCACAACCGCATGAGCGGCGGAGCCTGTACTATTCAGGCCTTGGGTAACGTTGCCGGTGGTAGTAGTGATTGTTTCGTCAGCTGCGGTAAAAACGTCCTCAATATTGATTCCGTTGGCCTCCATATCGGCTTTGAAATCATTGAGTGCCTTTGTCGTTGTGGAAACGGCGCGATTGGCCGCGTCGAGTTCCATTTTCATATCATTACCCCAAACTTGCTCTGAACGTTTTACATTGACTTTTTCGCCTTTCTTTATTCGGATTGTGGGTAAGAATGGAATATGTCTACCGTATTCAGAGTAATAAGTCCTGTCATCTTCGACAATATCATTTTTATGCGCATCCCACTCTTTCTGTGCCTTGCGCTGGCGCGATTTGGCGGCCTCCTGTTCGTTTATGTATTGTTGGTATTCATCTTTATAATAGGCAAGACGCATACGTTGTTCCATAGATGCAATATATTCGTCGAGAGCCTTTTTATTGGCTTTCAACTTTCCGCGTTCTGCATCGAGATGTCCGTTGTATTCCGGGCAAACCCTATTTATTTCCTGTATGGCCTTCAGACGGCGTTCCTTTGAGGCGTTTTCATTTTCCGCGACCTTGACAAGTTCGAGCAATTTTGTTTTTTCTGCGGCGAGTTTATTAGTAAACTCCTCACGTTTCCGGGCGTGTTCCTTTGCATTTTCCGCCATCTTTTCCTCGGCCTCGTTAAGTTTCTCGGTAGCCTCTGCCGCGTCATTGGTGCCGGAACACCATGTATAAAGGGCTGCGCCGAGTGCTGCCAGTGCGCCGATAACTGCCGTCCACGGTGTCGAGGCCATTGCAACCTTCAGGGCGTTGAATGATGTTGTGGCCGCCTTGATATTGCCTATCATAGCCTTGAAGCCGGTAGCCAGAAGGAGAATCGCGGCCCTGCAAGCTGCCATTATTGCAGAACCGGCGCGGAGTGTGGTAAAATAAAGTTTTGTCGCGGTATGTGCGAGGAATACGGCAAGTTTATATGCTGCGAATCCGGCGGCCACGCCTTTAATCAGACCTCCGAATTTGGTAAGCCATTGATAAGCCTCCCCAACCCACTGAACCAAAGAAGTCAGGGCCTTGATTAAATCCTTTATCGGGCCGTTTGTTCCTTCAGATATTTTCAACACCAGTTCTTGCGCGGCTGACTGAAGTCCGGCCATCGCTCCAGCCACGTTGTTAGACATGGTGGCCGACATATCGTTGAACTGCTTGTTTACGTCGGTTATTGAATCCCGTAATTCTGTAAGAGAATCCGCCGAGTTCAGGAACGTGGAGAAGGCGGCCACGCTTCGTTTGTCCGTCAGGTCGAGGGCTTTTGCGAGGTCAATCCCTTCATCATTGAGTTCTTTAATCCTTTTGCGAGGTCATCGGCATTTTTTACCGGGCCACCGAGGGCTTTTGCAAGGTCTCCGTTAGCGTCGCAAAGATTAAGAATAATATTACGGGTTGCGGTGGCTGCGCTTGAAGCGTCAAAACCGGCATTTGCAAGCTGTCCGAGTAATGCCGTGGTATCTTCAATCGACAGACCGAAAGCATTTGCAACCGGGCCGACAGTAGAGAGCGAGGCTTCCAGTTTGGAAAAGTCGAGCGCGGTTTTGGTAGTGGCTACGGAGAAAGTGGCGAGAACGTCCTCCGTCTCGCTTGCGTCCTTGTTGAATATTCGTAGGGCTGCGCCCGCAAATGCGGAGGCGCGGGCGAGGTCTGTGTCTACGGCCTTGGCAAACTTCAACACGGCCCCCTCCATTTTTATAATCTGGTCTTGCCCGAATCCGAGTTTTGCCAACTCAATCTGAAGCCCGGTAACTTCTGCTGCGGTGTATGAGGTTGTTGCGCCCAGTTGCCGGGCTGCTGCTGTCAGTTCCTTTATTCCGGCTCTTGTTGTTCCGAGGATTCCGGCAAGTTTGGAATTTGCTTTCTCAAATTCCACAATGATATTGAAGGCATTTTTGAAAGACCCTACCACAAGGGCCATAATCGTCATGCCTATTGCAGAAAAGAACCCTATAAGGGTTTGCTTCATCTTTGTGAGCGAAAAGAATCCGCCCTGAAGTCCGCGGGCTGAGGCGTTGGCTTTGTCAAGTGCTGCCTGAGTTTTGTTTATTTGGTCGCGTAATTCTTTATAACGCTTAGGGTCTGCGGCTTTGGAGGTATTATTAAACTCACGCTGCAAGTCTTTCAACCGCTTGCGGAGTTGGGAAACGGTCATTGTAGTAAGGTCAAACCGTTTCGCTACTTCGTCCATTTTACGGCGGTTTTCCGCCATAGCACGGTTATTCTGGTCGATAGACTTACGGAGATTATTCCATTCTACCGACCCCTTCTTGCCCTGTGCCTCCAGTTCCGCCATTGCCTTACGGCTGGCGGTCGTTTCCGCTTTGAGGGATTTAT